GCCTTGCGACCCCAGGTCCACTGCGCGCCGACGCGGCCGCCCCAGACATCGTCGCCACTGTTGCCGTCCTCGAACCCAGGGTGACCCACCGAAATCGATGGGTAAAGCAGGCTCAATCAGCTTTCTTTAGAAAGGAGGAAGCTTTAGATTGAGAGCGGAGTAGAGTTCCCACTCTACTCCAAACTCACGGTTAGAACCGTGAGCCGGTACCGCACTGTCCCAACTAGGACATGTGCGGTTCCTTAGAGTGGCCTTTGAGTGCTGTCTTCTGCACCCAAGTCGGCCACGCCGAAGCCATCCCGCAAGAGCGGCAATCAGGAGTCCGTCCTCGTTTATAAAGAATTTGCGCAGCTTACGCTGAGCTTTTCTTAATAGCGAGGGAGAGGTCCAGATGTCGCGTCTAAGGCCTTGGAGTTCTACATCTTCAGGTTCTCGAACAAAGGCCCGATACATAGGGCTATGGTTGCGATTAAACTGAAGCATAGAGCGCACGGAGGATAAGGGACACTTGATACCAGCATCGTCGGATTCCCCAAACGGGACAGGTAGAAAGTCCACCTGGCTCGAAAGGAAATCGATAGTTCTGGTGAGTGGGACCTTAAATTGCGTGCTCCATCGGTTTAGACGGTTGATTGCGGAATAGAAGTCACCGGGATCCTTCAAAGTTTGAAGGTAGATACCCCGGACGTTGTGACCACTGAAGTAATCGTGGCCACAGGACTCTCGAAAGAAGCCGTCGTTAAACGACTTATCACGGTTGACAGAAAACCCCAAAAGGGTCAACATGTCGACAACCAGGTTATAAGCCCGGGAGTCGACAATAATGTCATCTCCAAAAACGGAGTAGTTTCGAGGTCTACGGTACCCATGTTCAATGGGGATCCCAAGGACCCTGTAAACCGCCGTGACACAAGCAGCAAAAATGGCAGTCTGGAGGGGAAAAGTAAAACCATTCCCCATAGACGAAACCATCGAGAGTTGCAATTCTCTCCCATCTGGGAAGATGGTGGTCTTAGTGCGTGCCAAATTTACCCACTTAAAAGCTTCAGGTGGGAGTAAGTCACGAACTAACCCAAGAGAAATGGTATCACTGGCATTGGAGAGGTCAATAGTACCGAACTCCCCTGTCAGTGAACCAATACGAGCCATCTGGGCATTAATAGCAGGCTGTCTAGATACGTCAATGTTGAAAGATTCAACAAGTCGTTCTTCTATAAGCTTGCCTATACCCTTCTGAAAAAGCATATTCAGAGGTGGCTCGGTGCAAATCGTGCGGCTTGTCTTGATAGACTTCGGAACAAATGAAAGTCTACTGCCCAGCACAGTCTCGAATGGGTACACGCTTTGGCGGAGAGATTCCGCTTCTTGATATCGCGCATTCGAAGAGACTGCGTGTTTGTAAAGAACAAACAAAGAGTGATCCGTCCCAGACAACGATGAGTTAAAGTACTTTGTATATCGATCAGTACCTTTCACATCGATGTTGGCCCCAGGTCCAAAGTCCCAGCGTGAGTAAATATCGCTGAGGTTAAGGAGAAGGGGCTCGCGATCCCTCCAGAGAGTGAAATCATCAATTCGAGCGACGGCAACAAAACCCGACGACGGATTGAAGAAATCATAGAGGATAGATTTCATCTCCCCTATGACATACTCTTGGAAGGTATCGCACGGTACGAGTCCTGTATATTTTGCACAGGTTGCATTTGAGGCAATAAATGTCTCAAGTGCCAACTCGTCAAGATGTGGTTGCGCTTCATCATTATGGAACTTCTTCAATAATGAATTAGCGCATGACATCATAGCGAATTGCTCGGCAGTTTGGCCAGGATAATAAGACACCTGACCATCCCACCCCGCATCGTAAAGATCACATCTGAACAGTTGGTTCACCGTCTCAGCAGTTGATAGCATGTCGGTTTTCCAAGGTAATGTTTGACTAGTCGAAATCAAAACCCATTTGTCTGTCCTCTGAATCGGCAATTCTCTCAAGCTTAAGGCGAATAGCCAGTATTACCGGATCTTCGCCATGAGCAAAAGGAGTGTTACGACTAAGAGGATGAACTCGAGGGTTGTGAATTCCATCGTTGACAGACCTGTTTCTAAGAAGAGCACAAGGCTCGTTTAGGGTGTCGAAGACTTCTTCTTCTTTATAGGGAAGAAGAGGCCAATGACAGCTTTTAGGAGCCATGTGAGTAGACGAGTCATTACTCACGTCTACTACAGGATGCCGGTCGTAAGTGTGTCACCAAGTCCTGCACTCACTTGTGAGGCAGAACCGATGAGCATACTAAGAGCGGCGCGAATCTCCGCCGGGGAAGCAAGATCAGCCCCAGCAGGGATACGCATCTTCAGCGTAAAGACCGCCGTCTGGGGAAGCTGACCCGCGAGGGGCAGCATACCTTTTCGGAGGACTAGAGCATAGTCATTGAAACCATTACCTACCAGTACCCCATTCTGGTTCAAGGGCGCCTGCGGTGTGAACCGCTGAGGCCTATAAACCGCGAGTGTAAAAGGACTGGACACGCTAGAAACGCTTGCACCGGTTTGCGTACCACCCAATGCCGTGACAACCCACTGCTTTGCATTGATTGCAGGGGCGTTATCGGCGACATGGGTATACGTCGGAGAGGTGAAACCCGTTTGTGCAGCACCCGTTACGGGGCTGGTAACTGAAACAGTCATTGGAAGACCTTCATATTATCGGTGTTTAGGCCGACGTTGGGGATGCACGTCATTAGTCGTTTGCGCAAATAACGCTGTCATATTCGCCCACTGGGCCGGAAGGCCCGGTAATTCGAAAGATAAGGTGGGAGAGCCGACAGCATAACCGCGATCACGTCTAACTGTGCGCCGTTGTGACAACATAGTCACATTTGTGCCAGAGCCTCTGATGTACTTCCCAGGAGCAAACTTATTCCGGGTGAGGGAATCGCTATACCAGCCAACACGAGATTGACGTTGGATGTAAGAGCGAGACCTGTTTACCCAAGCTAAGCTTGCGCGGTTAGCAACACCACAGGTGATTACGTCTCCAATGTTGGAAAAGTAATCGATCAGGAAGGACCAAGGGAGCAGTTCCCAAGCGGTTGGAATCCATTCGTCTAAAGTAAAGCCGAACGGTTCCAGCTTGTTCACTAATGATCCATCGACTTGTCTAGTAACCATACCGTGGTATTTTATAAAACATTCCTCGGTAGCAACAGAATTCCACAGATAAGTAATATTAGCTGCGAGAGCCTGTTGTTGGTTACTGAACGTGCGAGCGGGGAATGGCCTTTTATCGATACCAAAGCCGCTGACAGGAACCTGTTCTTTACGGTCCCGAAGGCCCGTATAGGTCCTGAAAGCTGAATTGATATCAGAAATAAGAGGTTGCCACCCGAACGCTTGTTCAAGCCAGGTACTGCTAAGGTTTTGCTTCCAAGCATGATACCGCTTTGCACCATTTTTAGTATGGCGATCGCGGAAAACATGTTTTGGTTGCTTACCAAGCCAAGAACTGGCAAGGTCACGAAGACCTTTAGCAGGACTTCTGATCATCTTAATTGTTTCCTTCAGCTCGCCGAGAAAAGTAGGTGCAGAGAATTCCACCTGCTTCTGTCGAACGTGCTTCAAGAAAGCAATAAGGGCACGGTTGTTTGCCTCACCCTCGGTAAGTCCAAGCGACCAGTCCGCAAGCTGAGCGAGAATGAGATCTCCCTTAGCCCACGATTGGTAGATTGAACTATCAGTAGAAGAGCTTATGGATTTATGGTAAATCCTAGCACTTCCCCGAGTCAGCTCGATTGAGTCGTGAATGCCAGTCATATTGGTCGTAGCATTCTGTTGATCACGAATCTGCTCGCGATAATGCGGATTACTATCACCGACGCGCGTTCTCAAACATCTGAGAATAACGCCGCCGTTGAAGTATTGATCCGTATCGGCGCGGTAAGAGTCATGACGAACAGAGATACTAAAACTACGATCCTTTGTGAAAGACATAGCTGCTTAAGAGGCTGGAGAGTAGGAATCCACAAGTAGTCAAAGTAGGCTACTAGGGGCGTCCCCGAAAGGGGGCG